TCACTTCGGGTATGGCTGAATCCTGAATAGCTTAGTGTTTAGTCGCTTTTTTGCGCGCTTATTCAGGAACCTGATGTAGCGATACTGATTAAATTTGTGCGCCACAGCCCGCTCCTTATTAGCCCGCAAATACACGCCTCGTTGTCCTCCGCGTTTAATCGCGTTCATCGTTATCTCGTGATACCACTCGCCGTTCAGTTCGTAGAACGTGCTTTCATGGCTGCCAATAAAATCAAAATTCGAAGCCTGATATACCACGCCAGCACGTCCGCAGCGTTCGTCTGCAAAGGACTGAACCCACTCCACTGACGGATACAGTAACCTGATGGTTTTCAGCGCGTAGCTGATGGCCCGTGATTCAGAGTTGCGGGGCATATCATCATGTAACCACATGCGGTTCAGTTCCATATAGCCCCGGTTATCCGTTTCAAGCACGACCCGACGCCCTGAGTTGGGGTTAAGGGCATATCCCCACTGAAGAACGCCAACCAGATCACGTCCGCTGAATACGCCCAGATGCAGGTAGGAGTTATTCACAAAACGGCGGGAATAGTGTTTTGTCTGAATGATTGTGCGGGCCAGCCAGCAGGATATGGTTTCAACGCGCAGTTCCCTTGAACCATAGCCGACAATACGGCCTTCATACTCAATAACGCAGGGTTTTGTCAGAATGCGTGATTTCTTCTCTTTTCCCACAATACAGCTCCGTGGGATGCTCTTTGGCATTCGATATGACAATGTAACGTTTACAGCGAGGACATTTGATTTCTATATGCTTAAAGCCTCCTTTAAACAGTAATTTATTGCAGTTTTTACAGCGAACAGAGTCCATGATTCCCCCTGTGTAAACCAGATACAATCGCCCAGAGGGCTGGGGGATATTTAATCATAATTGATGCAAACAGACGATCGATATGATGATATCGATCGTCATAAACTATACAAAATGATTGTTTAATCGCCTGATGTGAACGCTCTTACCTCGTCCAGGGTGGACAGCAGGGAAAGCTGCGCTTTCATCTCTCGCTGGCGCTGATAAATTTCATCATTGCGATCAACCTGCGCCTGAACCATTGCAGTAAGCAGCTCATCCAGTTGTTGCATTGACAACTTTACCTGCTGATTTTCCGCATCGCACCATACCATGGTTTTCCATGCCGTGACTGATTTTGCTGACATCACCACCGTGTAAAGACGGGCTATCGAATCCGGTCCCCCGTTCCAGCTATGACCGTTCCATTCAAAAATAAATGGCTGCGCCTCCTGCTCTGTACGCCATGCTTCAATTTCCCGGCGTTTGGCTGCTTTTGCTGCTTCCAGCATCTCTGACGTGACGGTGAACGGCGTTATTTCTCCCCATTTGCCGCTTTGCAGCTCCTGCCAGACTCGCTGCCCTGTCTCTGCTGTATCCGTGGCAGTTGCCGTATACGGAACCGGTTCATCCATGCCATCAAACAACACCCCACAGTCAATCGCGCCATTTTCAAGATAACGCGCATTTTCGATGCGTTTTATTTCCATAAAACACCTACGCAATACGTATGAACAAACCAATCATGACACTGGCTGACCCGGCAGACCCGAGTTCATCGCCTGACAGTGCACGATATGACCCCGGCATACCACCACCAGAACCCCGCACATATACGGAAACGCTGCCGTTATATCCAACCCTGCTACCGGTCGTGCCGTAGCACATAAATTCAACCGCACTCAGGCGTGACCCCGGATAACTGTAACCGCGTTTTATCCGGCGGTCGGTGTCTGCGTCTCCCTTACCGTTATAAGCCGCCAGTACAAGACTGCCTGCACCGTACCAGCCGTCCGTGGTACCGGGAGCAATACCGGACAGAAGAGAGATAATGTCCTGTGAGGTAATCTTCAGATTTTCCCAGCCAGTCAGATAACCATTACCTGTTGTCCAGTAGCGGTTGTAATAAATATCGCCATTAATACCGTAGAAAATAATGGCCTTTGCTGTATATCGCGGCTCCGGTGGATTATTGCGTGCCTCAACCCACCGGATGCGGACCATCCCGTTAAACAACACACCTCCGGATATGATTTTACTGTCACCCTCAACAAAATATTCACCCGGCGTCGCATTCCTTACCCAGGACAGAAAATCATCCTCTGTGTTAAAACGGATACGCTCTGCGGGCAAAAAAATATGCCCAAAACCAAATGCGCCAGGTGTCGCCAGACGCCCTTCAGTCCGGTCACGAATGTCGCTCTGTGGCGTCATTGTGGCAGCGCTTTTCAGTCCAAGATTAGCACGGGATTCCTGCTGAGCCTCTTCACCTTCATCAGCCAGCTCTGATAAACGATTCGCCGTTTTCAGTGTCGCAGATAACGCAGTATCAATATCTGCTCTGGCCTGCTCTGCACCGGATGCGGCCTTTTTCGCGGCGTCGGCGTTCTGCTGAACACCTTCCGCCAGTTTTTTTACCTCTTCTTTTGCACGGGCGGCAGCGTCTGCATGTTGCCCTGCCTGTCGTTCGCTTTCTGTTGCCGCTTCCGCGCTCTGCTGCGCCTGTTGCGCCAGTTCCCCGAATTTTTTCAGCGCTTCCGGGCGCAGGTCAATATCGGTTGCACCCAGAAAATCATTCAGCGAACCGTCCGTTGAATCTTCATAAACGCGAATGACGCCGATTTCTGAAAGGCGCTGTGCGCTCTGTGTCAGGCGAACACTGTATACACCCGGCAGAACGGGGAAGTCATACTCCCCGCTCTGTGTGGTGACGTGGCTGAAAACGCCTTTCAGAATCCCTGCACGGTTGTGCAGGGAGGTCAGTGTAATGGTTGCGCCGCCCAGCGGTTCTCCCGTGGGCGTTTTAATCACACCTTTAAGCTGCGGCATCGGGACGCTCCGGCCAGTTGATGGCATTAAAGGAGGCTTCGTCAGTAACGGTGCTTAAATCCAGCGCCTTTACCGCTTTGATATATGCCATCCACTGCGTAAGACGGACTTTGTCATCGTCGCTGATGGTGCCCAGCTCCAGCTCGGTTTTCCAGTCGGAGGTGATGTCCTTTGCTTCATTCAGCAGGCGCTGGCGTTGTTTTTCCGCCAGTTGCGAATAATCAACAGGAACAGGCAGCACTTCGCCGTCCTGGTAATACCAGCAGGCTTCAATTCCAAAACCTTCCGGCAGCTCGTCCACTTCCACAATGGTGAAGCCAGCCGGATAAAGACGGGACACGTCTTCCGCCATCGAATAAATCACGCCGGTTTCCGGGTGAATACACAATTTGTATTTCTTCGTGAATTTATCCAGTGATTCATAAAAATCCTGTCCGTCTTCACTGCGGAAATACTGAATATCCTTACCATAAGGCATATTTTCCGGGTAATAACGCGAAACGTTTCTTAGTTCCATTGTTTTCTCCTTAATTAACCTGATACGGTGCGCCATGAACCATTGATATAAATCTGCGCGGATTTGTAATACACACCACCGATGTTATCCGCCGAACTTCTTCCCGTATCCTGGACATAAATTCCCGACAACTGACAGCCTGAAGGCGCGCGGAACGTCCAGGTGATTTCGTTACCACCCGGGTTGTAAAACACCTCATTGGTGTACTGAAAATTACGCACAGCGCCGGAATCGGTGGTGCTGATGGTGATATCGCTGGAGCCATCAAACGGTACATTGTTAATCCTGCGAGGGGTTTGTAGTTTTGTGGCAGTTGCTGCGTTGAAGCTGTCTTTTGATGTAAACACCTGCGCCCATTCAGACCAGGCTGCATCAGTGGTATCACGCCTTGAGCGAATATAAACCGGAGCATGCGCACCGCTCGTGCCACTCCAGCCAATCAGCAGTTCGCCTTCGCCAGATGCTGCCGCACCTTTCAGATGCAGAACATTGCCATAAGCAGTGGGATAGCCGTTGCTGTACGCTTCATACATCTGAAGTCCTGCATAGCCTTGTGCTGTACCGCTTAATGCTGTCACCGGCCCTTTTGATAAAAGGATGTCTGGTGACAGGCCGATTGCTTTAATAAATTCACTGGCGCTGTTTTTCCCGAGAATACTGCGCACAAAAGCACTGAGCGGCGTTAATGCCATTGTGTCTTCGCCGGTAAAATACGGGAACGTATTATTCTGACCGGTTAATCCGGCAATAGCACCGGCTGAACCACTGTTCGTAATAAACAGTTTTTTCAGCGCTGTCATAATCTGGTTGGTGGTATTTTTATCCGGTTTGATATTTGCCTGCCGGAGAATTTCCAGCAGTTCAGACTGAATAATATTAAACCAGTCCGGCCCCGGATAAGTGGGCGGAATACCGTTCCCGCCTTCGGTAAAATAAAGCGTTGTTTTGCTTAATTCAGCCGCGACAGGTGGCATCACCGGCACACCCGTCGGATTATCAACATGAAACATAAATTATTCTCCGGTGTAATAATATTCATATTCCGTGCCCGCCAGCCGGTAATGCTTCAGCAGGCATTCCAGCTCTCGGGTCCGTTCGCTGATTAATGGCGTCATAACGTCATCAATACAGGTAAACCGCCCGGCATCGTTGTCCGGGACTTCCACTTTCAGCAGCCAGCGATACCGTGCCGGATGCAGCGGGTACATGCAGTCACGCAGGCAGTGGTGCGGCAGAACGGCCGTCACCTTAATGGTGAAGCCCAGCGCCGCCGCTGCGGCTTCAATCTGCCAGGTTGCCAGCCCGCCTTTGCGGCGGTATTTCTCCACCACGGCCCGGCGGCGGGCTTCCGTTGTGGTGGCGGCAATTCCGCATTCCGGCAGCGCCAGATATTGCTCCCACTCCGGCAGCAGCTGGAGCGTGGTTTCCGGTCGCATCTCCACATGCAGACGCGAGGCGTCGTATTCAACGCGGGTTAAACGCTCTGCAAGCGCCCTTAAAAAACGGTTTAAATCCGTGTCGTTATCACGCGGCCATGCCTTACCCCGTGGCATGACCTGTTGCAGTGCGGTCAGCCATTCCGTCACGCTGTGAGCCATGTCACCTCCCCGATGGTGATAAGCTCATCCACATCACTGGTGGTGTCTTCCCCGATGTTCAGGAAGTAATCCGTGATACCGGACGTCATACCGATGGCCGTGCGCAGCGAGGACACCGGCAGCAGCTGACCGGGGGCCAGCGTTTTCTGTAATGCGGTCAGGTTTGCCCGGACGGCGTTCCTGTTCGCCTGGCTGTCCGGTGTCAGACGGATGGACAGGTCGAGCTTCTTCAGCCTGACCTGCACCGGCCAGACCTCGATGCCGCCCGGTTTACCTACCATCACGCCGGTGGCCGGGTGTTTGTGGCAGAACAGATACTGCTCCATTGTCTTCAGGTCGTCCCGTGTGGGGATAATGTCTTCACGGTCATCATAAAGCCATGCCAGCCCGACCGTGCCGGGGCCGTGCCACGCATCCCACGCCCACGCGCGGCTGACACCCGGCACTTCACGCGCCCAGATGACGTAATCATGCAGTGCACCGCCCACCGGGGGATTGCGGCGCACATACAGCAGACGGTCCAGCAGCTCTGCGATGGATTCGATGTCTGCGCCACCGGTGATGCCACTTTCAGTCACCGCGCCTGTGCTGCCCGTTCCGGGCAACGGGGACAGCAGGGTCAGCACGGCACCGGCAGCAAGATTGCCCGCCACACCGGCTTCTTCAGCCTGCACGATGACGGTAACCTCGCCGTCCTGTACCTCGCCGGATGTGAGCACCTGATACACCTGATTCGTGTCGGACTGCATCCGGGTTTCTGCCGGAAGGGGAGACCGGCTGGTGAAGGTCACCGGCCCGCTGGCAAAGGTGGCCTGCTTGCGGATAACCCCTTCATACGTTGCTGTTTTGATAATGGTTTCATCATCAGATGTGGTGGACGGGATTATCTGGTCCTTAATCCAGCTCTGATGGTCGTATAAATCCCGGACCTGACTGCTGAATGACACGTTCAGCGCCTGCTCAACACTGACAGGCGGCAGCTTTTGCAGGCCGAGTTCATACGCAATATCTTTTTCGCCGTCGGCAATCAGTTTGCCCAGCGTGGGGATTTCATACGGCATTAATGGTGGCCTCCCATCGGCGGGTGATTTCGATTGTGAGCGTGGTTTTGTCCGGGCGGGTTAACACCACCTGAAAGGCAATACAGTCAGGGATGATGATGCTGGCCGTGACGGTGGCGTTACGGGCGTAACCGGCCCGCAGCAGCGGTTGCATGGACAGCCGCGCGTAATCTTCCACACGCAGGCGGACATCTTCCGTCAGCTTTTCACGCTCAAGCAGCCACAGGCGGGAACCCCACGAAAAATCGCTGTACGTGTCGCCCGGCCAGCCGCGCGGGTCGCCGGAACCATCAGGGATGACATCATCGTCATCAGCACGGGCATCGGTGAAAAGGCAGATAAGAACCTGAGTGACCAGCCCCTCATCCAGCGAGAGGCCGTTATGGGTGACGGTGATGTCACCCCGTGAGAGCATGTTATTCCAGTGGATTCCTGTCGTCATACGGGCGGTGATGTATTCTCATTGTCGCCGTCCTTATGAATGTGTTCGATGAATGATTTACCGTTGATTCTGACATCTTCAGTAAATTCACAGGGACCGACGAATTTCATTTGTTTACCGATAATATTCAGCAATTCGTCGGCGGTGAGATTTACCGTTTTCCCTGAAACGTTTAATTGTTCTCCTGTGATTTCAATGACGCCGTTTTCCTTCAGGGTGATGTGTGATTTGCCGTCCCGGTGATAAAGCCGGACATCGCCGGGGGACAGTCCTTTCGGGCGACATCGCTTGTCCTCCACCGCGATGGCAACCAGCCCGTCACGCCGTCCGCCAACGGCCAGCACAATGGCTTCAGAACCTTCCGGCGGAACGGAAGTAAACCCGTAGTTCTGGAAGCGTTCCACGTCGTCGTCAGTGGCATCTGCCAGCGTCTGGATTTGCAGGTTCTGCCGCTCCAGACTGTCAGACACCATGCGGACAACGGCACGGTCAACCAGCAGCCGCAGACGGCGGGCAATGGCGTTTAATCCCATGTGGCCACCGCCTTTGTTTTCTTCGTCTTCGCTTTCATTTCCGGCATGTCCAGTGATTCAGGCGGAACCAGCGCCAGAACCGTCATCCGCCCCTGTGCGCCATCCGTCCAGGTCACCCCGGATATCAGCCAGGTGGTTTTCAGGTTCTGAATGCTGTCGTCGATATCGACAAGGCGGTTGGTCTGCCACAGCGGGCCGCTGTCGCCCTGTTCGCGCCAGCCTGCCACCGTGATTTCCGTCGTGCGGGATTCCCCCAGCATCCGGGCTTTGTACCATTCCCCGCGAATGCTGGCCCCGCCCACGGTCAGGCTGTCTTCATTGACCAGAATGCGCGGGCGGTAACGGTTAATTTCCGGGTCTTCGGTGATGTACTGGCGACCACCCACCATCGAGGCAGGCTGGCTGTCCCACAGTTTGCCACCGGCACTGGTGGTGCCTTTGATGATGTACTGGCTGTTACGCTCCCGCCAGCTGAAGCGCCCACGGGCTGCGAGGATATTTTTCCCCAGCACCAGTGACACACCCGCGCGAACGGAAGAGGCGCGGGTGATAATCAGGTTACCCGCCCCGTCAGACGTCAGCAGAACGCCGCGCTGTTTTGCCAGCCGGTCGAGCAGTTCAAAACCCGTTTCACCCTGTTCCAGAACGACGGACGCAAACGCCTCCCCGGTCGGGGTTTCCGTGATGACGGTTATCCCGAACGGGCGGCAGACATCAGCCGCCACCTGTTCAAGCCGCACGCCTTTCCATTTCCCGGACGAATGCACCACAGAGCAGTCAACCAGGTCGCCGGTTTTGTCGCGCCCCATGACGCGAATCTCCACGTTATCTGCGTCATAGCTGGGGATAAAATCATCAATATACCCCGTCAGCACGGTATCCGCGCCCAGCCTGACCGTGCAGGGTTGCCCCTCACGAATTACGCGCGGTGCCGCTGCCGACCAGCGGGTTGTCACACTGAGATCAAACTCACCGGCAATCGCTTTCAGGGAACGGCTGACGGACATTTCCGTCCAGCCCTCCCACAGTTTGCCGTCAACGGTAAGAATCACGGATTCCATCAGTCGGTAATCTCCACAGGTTGCGTCGGCAGAATGAATGACGGATGGCGCAGGCGGTTACGCTGCACGATTTCATCCCGTCGGCTGGTGTCACCATGCTCGCGCCATGCCAGCAATGCGGCAGATGTGGTTGTGGTCAGCGTCACCTGCCGGGTTTCCGGCAGACGGGCGGCACGCTCGCGGGCATCCGTAATCACGGCCTGCCGTAAATCGCGCAGCGTTCGCCACAATGCCCGCTGGTTATTTTCCACCGCCGCCACCGCCTGCTCATGCAGTTCAGCCGCCAGCGTGTCACCGGCAGATAACGCCGCGTCACTGGTATCGAACGTCATCGAGGCCACGGCATTTGCCTGTCCCAGCAGGGTTTCCAGCACAACTACCTGGCGGAAGTCGTCAATGTTCTTCTGCAGGCTGTCAGACACCGGCTGATAACCCGGTGACAGCCCAATAGCAAAGCCGATTTCACCGTCTGCCACGCTACCGGGCTTCACGGTGATATCTTCCGGCAGTGCGCCGGTGGCAACCTGTCGGGCACGTTCTCCGGCCCACTGGTTGCGTAATGTCGTGTAAACCGCCAGTGCTTCGGGTGGTTCCGTCACCAGATCAACCACGCCGTCGATGAACGAGGACAACTCACTGACCAGACGTCCCGGCGTGGCAATAATGGTTCCGGCCATCTCCTTAAAATGGTTCAGCCTGTCCATCCACTGATTCAGTGCTGCCGGTAACGTGGGTAGATTAGCTACAAGGTTTTCCATATCGGCCAGAAAGCTGTCGGCCATCTCACCCAGCCCGTCAAGTGCGCCGAACCAGTCGCCATCGTCGATGGCAGCTTTTACCGCATCAATGCCCGTCAGCACTTCCTGCTGCGTGTTATCCGCCGCAGACGGGAACAGGCGCTCGCCTGCCTCAAACACTTCAAAGGTGACATACGCAATGCCATCTTCCTCCGTGCTGAGGCGATGGGTGACCTTGCCAACCTGTACGGTCTGTATCCCGAACCACGGGTGGATAAGCTCACCGGGGCCGGGAGTATTAAGCGCGTCTAAAAGGGCGTTTAAATCATCCCGGAAGTTTTTACCTGGCAGCTTTGCGTTAATCTGCTGTTGCCCCGGAACAGCCCCGTTATCATCCGTCCAGGCGGTTTCGCGCCGGGGATACGCGCGGGGAATCGCTCTGCGGCCACCGGTGCCTTCCGTATCCACCAGAAAGAAGGGGACGCCGCGAAACGAGGCGTCGCGCAGCCCGTCCCATTTGCCTTTGCCTGTTGTCATTACCCTTGCTCCACGCTGGTGACGCCAGCCTGCGCACTGAGTCTGACGCCGGGTTGATCCACTCTGACGCTTTTCACGCGGGCGTCACCTTCCACCACCACACGGATTTCCCCCTGCAATTGCTGCGGAAGGAAAGGATAATTCTGTGTGGGTTGCATACCTGCCCACGGTCGCGGGTCGGCAATGTTCTTTTTCTCCAGAGAGTTAAACCAGTTCTTGATATCCGTCCATACCGTCGGGCGGTTGTTGTTTTCCTGAACCCGTGCGATTAACGCATCTGCTTCCTCTTTATTCTTTGGGAAAGCCGAGAGCACCATATCAAGGAGATTAAATCCTGATGCGGTTTGTGGTGTAACCAGCGCTGGCGTCTTTGGTCCACGTGAGTTGCGGGATTTTCGGGGATTGCGCGATGAATCCGGTGCATCCGGCAGACCGCCGGTATTACCATTCATCCCGCCACTACCCATATTAACCACATAAACCGGCATCACACCGGAGCCGAAAACATCCGTGATGCCACCGGGTATCCCTTTGCCTTTCCCTTTGGGATTCATTATGCCGTGGATGGTTTTACCGAACTGATACGTCTTTCTGATGGCGATAATGCCGCCCAGCGCAATCGCCATATATTTACCGACCTGCAACCAGTTCTGGACAGTGTTCTGGTCCACGCTGTTAATGGCATCAGCCAGATCCTGAACGGGTTTTGCCAGCTGGTTGTGGGAGAATTTTTTCCAGCTGGTTTCCAGCGCCTGCATGGCCGACGTAAAATCCTGTGCAGCATACGCGGCATCTTTCATGATGCCTTTACCATCACCGACGACTTTCATATAACGTTGCAGGTTTTCTGCACCTTTGCCTGACGTTACGCTGCTTAAAAGCATGACTGAATCCTGGTTAAAACCGGCTTCAATCAGCCTTTTATTTTGTTCTTCTGCGCCCCGGTTCCCTGATTTTCTGGCAATCTCCTGAAGCAATAGTGGAAGCGAGCGCATCCGGCCATCTTTCCCGTAAACATCAATGCCATTTGTCCGCAATGTTTTTACAACCTTAGGAAGCTGTAAATCACGGATCAGGTTTTCAACAGCGGTTGCGGCGGTATCACGGTTCCCTGTGGCATCAACGGCAGATTCAAGTGCAACCCCTACGTCCTTGACACCCTGCACACCACGTCCGCCCGCAGCGGAATACAGCGACATCGCACGGGTTGCTTTTTCTGCGATGTCTTTCAGTTCATAGGCACCTTCTTTTCCCAGCAGGTTCAGAGTATCCATTGCCTTTAAGGCTTCGTTTTCATCCTTGATGCCGAACTTCGTAAACTGAGAAAACAGCGAGCCGATGGATTCGCCTGAACTTCCGGAAGCGGCGATAGATGCCGCCATCATTTCTTTGTTTTTAACACCAAAATCAATCTCACCCGTCACGGTGCCGACTTTTTCCACTGCGCTTATCAGTTCACTGTCATCAACCTTAAATTTGATGGCGGCGTCCTGAATACCATTCAGCATCTGTGCCATTTCGTCGCGCGTCTTTTCTGCGGCAATACCAATACGGGTCATCCGGCGATCCACCTGCGCAAACTCACGCATCATGGCGCTACCCGCAAAACCGGCAATCATCGCCGTGTAGCGGTTACCCAGCGTATCAAGGCCGCGTCCTGCGGCCTCCGTTGTGGCTTTGACAAGGCGCATGGCCTGCTGATGGTTCCGGGCGAACTGCGACATATTTGCGCCGTACTGCCGGGCTTTGGCGGTCAGGTTCCCGGCTAGGTTGATCATGATTTCCGTGCTGAGACGGTTACCTGTTGCCATGCTGTTTCTCCAGTTGCTTTATCAGGCGGAACAGCTGCCTCAGGGGCAACTGTTCCAGGTACTGAATGCTGAATCGCTGAGACAGGTTAACCAGCAGGTTCATCAGTGCCGCCGCCAGCGGCATCAGTTCGCCCCCGCGTTGCCACCTCCTCAAGCATGTCATCCAGCGCAGCAGCTTTCGTGCTGATAAGCTCAAGGTCTGCCGGGTGGAGCATTCGCAGCTGTTTCATGTCCAGCGGGCCGGGAATGCTGCCGATGGCCGCAACCTGACGGCGCATCATCTCCAGCCCCATCAGCACTTCAGAGCAGTAGGCCACCGCCTTTCCGTTCTCGCCCAGTACCACACGTTCTGCGGCCAGTTGTGCATCAATCACGTCGCTGGCGGTCAGCTCGCGCAGCTTCACGGTTTTATGCAGGGTTTCATCTGCCGTGCCTTTGCCGGTCAGAAGCCCGTGTTTCAGTTCAAATGTCATTTCAGCCATGTCACACCTTCACGCATTTTTCACCGATAAAGTTCGCGCTGATGGTGCCTGAATCCTCGTCCAGCTCCGCCGGGTTATCCGTGGCGGAACCCGTCATCATGTAGTTCAGGCCGTTGTCGCCGTAGAACATCACCGTGACGTCTTCCCAGCTGCTGATTTCAATCACGTCCATATCCGCTGCTGCCGCAATGGTCACTTTGATGGACGGCGAGGCCATCTTGCTGGAGATGCCCCAGACCTTGCCGCCGCCCATATGCTGGGTGCGGCTGAAGCCGCCCGGATTCAGTATGGATTTCCCCTCGGTTTTAATTTCGCGGCCATTCACGCGAATGGTCGCCATGCCAAGAATTTTTGCCATGCGGCCCCCTTAAAGTTTGAACTGAATCAGACCTGCCAGCACACGCAGCTGGTTCACCAGATTCGGGTGGCAGATAAAGTTCAGGCGGTTTTTATCACTGCTGTCGCGTGTCACCTGAAGAGTGTCCTTGTAATCGCTGAAGTTCTCCACAAGGCCCGCAGGAATAAGTTCGGTCTGGCAGATATCCAGCAGCTCTGCGGTGCACAACTTCGGCGTCATCACCGGCTGACCGGCATCCAGTGAGTCCAGCACGTCATCATCTGCCAGCTTGTGGCGCGGATAACGGTTCGTGAAACGGTTCTTGATGATGTAACGGATACGGCCCAGCGTGGCGGGTGACTGCACATCAAGGTACGACACATCCGCATCACCGTACTGATTAACCCGGTACATGGTGATTTCACGCTCTATGCAGACGTTATCCCCGGCGTCCACCATGTGTGTGGCAATGCTGTCATGCAGCAGCAGGTTACGTTCCGGCATATCCCAGCGAACATTACGCGCAGGCGGCAGAATGCCGGTCAGAACCAGCGTCTGAAGCGGACGCGCCGGATCAATGGCGAGGTAATACGCTGCCGTTGCGCCGTATGACGCGGCCCACATCCACGCTGGGTGCGGTGACAGGTTGGTGCCGATACAGCTAATCAGCCAGTCATTGCGGGTTTCACCAAACGTGCCTGTCTCGCCGTGCGTGCCACGAAACGCCGTCCACAGCTGCGCCTCCATCATTTTGAGCGGCCCCCAGCGGTTCAGCAGTTCATCACGCAGGGTGTTCAGGCTTTGCGCGTCGGTGAACGGGGCGATGATATCGGTAAACCACTCCGGGCCGATGGCCGCAACGGCGTCTGCCATTTCCGGTGTCCCGGTGCCGCCGGTAAACGCGCTGGCTGTCACCTTCACACCTGCCGGGAAGGCTTCACCGGTGTAGTAGTTCAGGCGAACGTCGGCACCGTTGCCGGTGACACCGTGCCAGTTCACGGTCAGCTCCACGGTATCCGTGGCATCATCCTTCACCGCAGCGGCCACCTGTGTGGCAGGCTTTTTCGTCACCGCATCAGCAATGGCTTTTGCAATGTTTTCCTTCGTAGCCCCGGCGCTCACGCTCACCTGAACGGACACACCGTTAATCAGCAGTGCCACCGTTCCGGCCTCTGTTGCTGTCCCCAGCACGGTCAGCGTGGCTTTTGCAGCAGCGCCAACAGGTGCGGCAACCGGCATTGCCCAGGTTTCCGTGTACGTGTTGGCACGACGCAGCATTTTGAGCATTTCAGCCAGCATCGACCCTTTGCCATAAAGCTGGTCTGCCTGGCTGTCACTGGTGATGCGGGTCAGTGACAGGGCGTCTGCGCTGCCGGACGATACCGCATGGCCCATGACCAGAATTTTTCGGCTTTGCGCGGATGCACCATCCAGCGCCTGAGAATTGTCGATATCGATCCAGACAAGCGGGACGCGGATATCATCAGGAATTGAACCCAGCGACATTATTTTTTCCCTCTGGTTTTGTTGCTATTTTTCGGAAGCGCGGTTATTTCCACATCTCCCTCGGCTTCACGGCGCAGCCAGTAAGCGCAGACGTCGAGACGTTCCCCGTCCGGGGATAAATGCGCGCCATCCGGTTTACGGACACGAACGCTTTCCCGCGCTGGCTTAATCAGTTTCTGTTCCATCGTCACCCCGTACATGGATCACGTCGTTAATTTCAGTGTGTTCGCCGCAGCGCAGCGTTGCCCCGAGGCGCAGGAAGTCCGGGAGCGCGGCGAGATCAATCTCTTCATCCAGCCGGAATTCCTGCTCCCACGTCACCGCCCACATGGTGACACCCAGCCCGTCGAGGCTGACGGAGTAAATGTTGTCTGCCCGCACATCAGCAGCCATGCGTTCAGCCCCCATGCCCGCTGTGGCATCCGACGACAGCAGACGTTTGATCACCTTTCCGGCCAGCACTTCACAGCGCACGTCGCGGGAGTACCCCCACGAATCCGTCGCCATGATGTAAGCCACCCAGGTAACCAGACCGGACAGCCCGCCGCGCGGGTTGATATCCCGGACACGCAGGGCCGCGACACGGATACAGCCAGTGCGACCGGACAGATAGCGCTTCACTTCTTCCGGGCTGTTGAACTGGCCGATGTGACGCTCCACCACGTCGGCCCGGTCAGGGGTTTTCCCCTGAAGTGCTGTTTTCAGCCAGGCCACAATGCGCTCTGCGGCCGCGACGGTGCTCCCCGGTGTGCGCAGTTCAGGGCGTTGTTCTGTCATGGCAGAACCTCCTTCCAGAAATGACTGATAACCTGTTGCAGCTCCTGCTGATTGGCAGAAGACAGCCCCAGAAATTCACGTTGCGGAATGTTCATCATGCGGTTATGTGCGCCGACGGTCTGCCAGACCGGATATTTCAGCGCCCGCCCGAAACACTGCGAGATAAGCCGTTTGTGGGCGCTGACCGGCACACTGCCGGAAAAGCCGTCATTCATGATGCGGGCATAATCCAGCGGTGAACCGATACGCACCACGCGGTTTTCCACGATGTACTGGATACTCTCCAGCAGATGGCCTTCACCGCGCAGCAGACTCTGGTTGCCGTGGCGGGTCTTTTTGTACCCGTCAGACCAGTCCGGCCAGCGTTCGCCACCCGGACTGGTTTTCTCATCGATGATGCGGCGGCGGGTCTGTGATTCCACCACCGCACCGATGCTTTCCAGCAGCTCTGCCTGCAATGAACCATCTGCCAGTTTTTCAACGGCGCGGCGGATATCCTCCAGCCGCTGGTCACCGCTGACCTGTACAGAAATCCCCATCACAGCACCCCTTTCAGGTTGTTACGGGTGAACAGCCGGGCATTGGCACCCACCACAATGATTTTCCCGTGGTCGGTTTCTGCCGGGGTGGCATACGTCGGCAGGCCCAGGTCACGGGTGCCGTTCGCCATCTCACGCAGGGTTTTAATGGCGTCGTCGTAGCGTTTCTGGATCAGCTCCGTGATTTGATTGTCACGCTCTGACAACCAGTAAAAAGCCAGCGATACCGCCACGCGTTGCAGCGGACGCGGGATTTCTGTCACCCCCAGCGGCAGCTGGTAGCGGCGGGACAGAAACGAATCAATTTCCGCTTCGGCATCACTGATGGCCTGACGGATTTTGTCTTCATCCAGTCCGTTGGTTTCCCGGTTAATCGCCATGTTCCAGACAAGATTGCTGTCCGCGCGTAACAGGTCTTCCTGCGTGATGTATCCCATCAGCCTTTCTCCGCTTCCCGGACAATCAGATTCGGCTCTGCCATCAGGCGGGTGGCAACCGCAGCGGTCACCGCCACATCCTCACCGGCATGAGACCAGAAACGGCCACAGCGCCAGAACCCGTTTTCAGACACGGCCCGGACGTTCAGCCGGACAGGGGCGTCACCCTGTACAGCAACCGGGTCTTCAGCCGGACGTGGTTCATTCGCCTGACCGTCAGCCACAATAGCGTCTGCCAGCGGTGCCGGGTTTTCCTGTGCTGCGCTGTTCTTTGTGTTTTTCGTGCTTTTGGTTCCTGCTTTTTCACTCATGGCTCTGCCTTTTAAAAGGCAGTTAAAAGGGCATTCACAGCACCTTTTAACTGCGGTTTACGGATGAAGGTTTATGCCGGGGTGGTGATGTACGGGCTGTCCACGATCTCCACATCCTTGTACCAGATGTTGGAATCGCCGCCGTTAACCAGCATGGCGTCAATAATGAGCTTCGCGTCCGCACGGTTTTTCGGCCCCACCACAAGGGTGGTCGGGCGGATGCCCAGTGGTTCACCGTTGGTACCCTTCATGCCCCGCAGCAACTCATTGGCTTTTTTGTAGTTCTCCACCGTCAGTGCCGCACGGGAACCGACGGCGGTCTGCCAGAAGCCGAAGCCTGCATTACAGCGACCGTCCACCCCGTACAGGAATTCGTTATTCTTGAAGGTGTGCTCGCTGTTCAGATCGTCCAGGGCTTCAAACTTAAAGGCGCGTCGCGTCTGCCAGATAATGGGTTTCAGTACCTGCGACTCATCAATCAGGAACCACGGCTCACCCTTGTCTGATGCCGGGGTGCCGACAACGTTGCTGTACGTGCCGTCACCCAGCGGGTGGTCTTCATCAAAGAAGTTCTGGCCGTCAAAGCACAAAGTTTTGAATCCGGCACACAGCAGGGCGTAACACAGCTTGTCCGGGAACACGGCTGTCATACGTCCATAGCGTTCAGCAGTAATGCTGTACTGACCAATCTGGTCATCTTCAATGTGTTCGCGCTTAACGCGAATGGAACTTTCCCAGAGTTTGTTGGTGATGGTGTAACCATAACCGTCCAGCGTTGCCAGCTGACGCTCACCGACCCATTCTTTGATGTCCGGTAAATCTTTCATCCAGCCGTAGGTGTTGGAGGCTGACGAACTCGGCACCTCAGAAGCAATGCGATTCCACTGCGGTTCGACACCACTCAGTCCACGGGTAAAGGCGGCGCTCAGGCAGGTGGTCAGTGCATGAAGGATTTCGGAATTGACTGCTCCCATCAGTTATTCTCCTGTTTTGGTTTAGCGGCGAGGAACTCTTCCCCGGTAATACCCATGCTGCGACACATCGCCAGTTCGGCGTCGGTCAGTGTCTCCGCGGGTTTATCCTTGCCCTGGCTGGGCTTGTCGTTGTTCACCAGCGGCTGTGTGCCTTTGGTGTATTCCGCAAACTGTTTGCGGCCTTCTTCCGTGCGGCAGGTGGCAAGGAACATGTCACGGTTTGCCGGGGCCACTTTTCCGGCTTCGATGGCCGCATCCACAAGCGCCCCGGCTTCCTTCTCTTCCAGTTGCTGAAGGCGTTTTTCTGCGGTTTCGGCACGGTTCAGTGCCAGATTGTGGGTTTCCACCGGCACAAACTTCGTCAGATCAGGTGTCTGTGCGCGGTTCAGCGCCACCTGTTCGTTCTCCTGAAGTTGTTTAATGGCAGCCACGGTATCGTCCACCGTGGCGGATTCAGCCAGCCCAAGCAGGCCGGTGATTTGCACAGGTACTGTCATCGGGTTTTTCTCCGTATTCAGTGCAGGAAAATCCAGGTTAGGTTTGTTGGTCAGCCCGACGCTGGACAGGCGCGTCACCACACCGTCTGCGTCAAAGAAAAACGCCGGGCTGTAATAGCGGTAGCGACGCTCACTCAGCATCCACCGGGCGTACTCGCTCCAGACAACACGGCCTTCAATGGTGCCGCCATCCGTCACCCGCAGTTCTTCCACCCAGCCATACGCCGGGGCTTCATCACCGCGTTGCCCTTTAATTTCGGTGGCATGTTCAATGTCCACCGGAATTTTGATGTCGGACGAACGGGCGATCACCTCATGCGGATTGCGGTTAATCCACGTCCGTCCATCGCGCCCGGTAAACTCACCCGCAGGGACGAGCTCAAGCCATTCCGGCAGTTGAGCAGGTGTCAGCTCAGGGATGGGTTCTGGCAGGGAAAAACACAGCGCCAGCAGTTCCGGTTGCATGTCAGTCTCCGTCGTTTGGGGTTACCGACGGTCAGTATGCGGAAGGCAGAAAAAAAGCCGGATTTACCGGCTTCACTGAAAACAGGGAAATACCCCCTTCAAAACCACTTCAAAAACGCCACAGCACCTTCAAAAAAGTCAGAATGCACATTCACGCCATCAGAATAAAAAACGCGATTCTGGTGCGTTTCAGGGGGATTTACGGCGGGAGGGTTACTCACTGTCAAAACGGGCCTGTTTTGTCGCCAGCTGGCGCGCCAGCTCCTGCTCACGGTTTATGCCGGGATTGTAGTTCCAGCCCGGATCAATCCCTTCCGGCACATCTTCCTCTTCGCCCGTACGTTTGTTCACCCAGCGGACAGTTCTAATTTCCGGCGCTTCGGTGTGAATGGTGCCCTGTGCCGCCAGTTGTGCATATTCACCACGGCTGACCTGACGGATGGTGCATTTGCAGCCCCAGCCGTTAGGGGCAAAATGCGTCTGCCAGAACGGATGATCTACCGGCAGACACAGACGCGCCCATTTCACATGCTCCGCCCGGTGCTCGCGGGATGGCCCCAGCTCATAAATCAGATACGGCATGGCCCGCTTTGTCCGCTGAATGCGTTCCCACTGGCCCGCCGCGCGGGCGGTGCGCATGTTGGTGTCAAAAATCGTGCGGAGGCGGCGGTCGCTGCCCAGCTGTACGGTGCGCCTTTCACCCGTCAGCGGATCATCCATCTCCTGAACGCCCCACCATCCGCGTTTTATCAGCAGCGGTTGCAGCGCCTCCCGGAACTCGCTGAACGTCTGCCCGCTTTGCAGGGCGTCTTCCACAAGGGCTTTCACATCCGACAACAAATCCAGTTGCAGCATTTTTGCCACGGTGAAGCTGTTCCGGTGCTCTTCCCGCCACACATCCCGGTAATCAAAACCGGGGCGCAGCTTCTTCGCCTTCAGCCACGCCAGCGCCTCTTTCGGGATGAGAGTTTCACGCATGACCGGTGTCCCCCAGCGCACGCGCCTTAAAGCACACCTCCGCCAGTTGCAGGGCAAAGTCGTCCGCGTTCAGCGTTTCCTGAAGCTCAGGCAGGCGTTTCAGAAAGTCATCAAAACTGTCGCATTCCTGCGCCAGTGTCAGCACCGGGTTCGTGAACGCTTCGCCTGTTTTCTGCCAGTCACGCAGGGCATCATCCACCATCTGTGCCAGTTCGTCGGGGTGTTCCCGGTTCAGGGCGACGCGCTCGCGGTTCATCGCCACATCACCTGACATTCCGGCAGAAACCGGATGCAGAACATCAGCCCCTTCGTCCGGTTCAGCAAGGCCGAACCGGTCCCGCAGCTCCGATTCCTGAACCCGCATCCCCCGGTCAATCAGCGGCACCAGAGCATCTGTCAGCGCCTTCAGATCTTCTGCTTCACTGATACGCAGAACAACACGGGGGTAGTGCGCCTGTGGCCCGTAGTTGGCCTCGATATAGGGACGCACCAGATATTCATTCAGCGTGTTAGCCAGCTGTCGCGCGTCCCAGCGCACAATGTCCATGCGCACCTGATTGTGCACGTCCGCCTGTGAACGCGAACTGCCGTTATCCGTGGTCATGGTCTGCCCCAGCACAGCCTTACTGATTTGTGCATCACACCATTCCGCCATTTCACGGAACAGTGCGCCGCCGTTATTCCGGCTGGCGGTTTCCTTCATCTCCAGTTGCATGGACTGCGGAATGGCACACCCTGCATCCGAGGCAATGGAGGCAATCGCATCAATCAGTACGCGGATTTGCTCCTCCGTGGCGTTGGGACCGTATTTCCCCACCGTCACCGGAATGCCGAATTTTTCCGCGAATGCCCACCAGTCACGCACGGTATAGGATTTCAGCATGTACATCACCGCCACCAGACGGGCCAGACCGTTACGCAGCGGCAGACCGGATTTCAGGCGCGGCTGGTGAACAATGAATTTTCCCGGTGTCAGCGGTACGCCATCCACCGGTTCGTCATCCGTCAGCAGGCGGAACTGGCGCAGCGTGGGTTTTTCGGCTTTCAGAAAACGGGGATCAACCCACTCATAATCACGGGGCACCCAGTGGTTATTGCGGGTGTTCCACAGAATTTCACAGACCGCCACGCCTTTCCCCAGCCCGTCAAGCAGATCAAACATCAGCTCGGGGATTTGCGGCGCGGCCATCAGCTCACGGATGGCATCCGCCAGCTGCACATCGGCATCGTCGTCACTGGCAGCCACCACCACCGGCTCGATACCCGCCACCGTCAGCTTGCGGGTGCGCAGTACCGAGGCGTAATGCAAATCGCGTTCTTCCATCTCTTCGGCAAGGATAAAAAAATCACGCGTGATGCCGTCGGCGGCATTGCGCAGAATGCCTGCCAGCCTGCCGGGATTCAGCCCGGAAGCAATGCTGATGCCCGGCGAGGCCGAGCGCACGCCAGCCTGACGCGGACGGGCCTGTATTTCATCGAGCGTCTCTTTTTTGAGCCTGTCTTCCTCACCGGTTGCCGGGTTCAGCAGACGGCGAACGGCCCCGGCCAGTTGTTTCAGGTTCACAGTAAGCCTCCCTCATTTTTCAGTCCGCGTGTCAGCTTCATCTGGCGGCGCACGTTGCGTTCTTCCGGTTTCGCCGGGCGGTTCAGGCGGTGCAGCTCGTAACGGTGGCAGTCATCCTTGCTGGCAAGGAAGCCCAGGAAAATGGCCACAGCGGCGTCGCCGTGACGTTTGTGACCGTCGCTGCCTTTGGTTCGTGAATCATCAATGCCGGGAACGCCACGCAGTAACTGAATGGCCCCGAGGTCATTGATCACGTCTTCATGCTTCGGAAGGATCAGCTCATCATCTTCAAACGCTGCACGGAACCGGGGCATGTTTTCGCGGTAGAACGCCACGGACAGCATCACCTGTTCCACTTCATCGCCGTACCGCTCCGCCGCCTGTTCTGCCAGATACTGACCGTTCCCCCGCGCATCCATTTTGATACCGTCACGACGGGGCAGACGATCGCAAAGCCAGAACAGCACCTGCTCCTGCTGTTTAAACGGCACATTGCCAAGCTCAACCAGGAACGGCACCTCGCGGGTGGTGTCATCGTTCACCGTCACCGGGGCCAGTACGGTCAGGTCACCCGAACGCGCAAAGTCTTCCCCCAGACAGTGGCGCAGATTCTTCGGGAGTTTTTTCAGCTTGGGACGCACCACCGTTTCCAGCCATTCCCGGATATCTGCCCGGCGCTGGCTTTCCGTCAGTGCGTTAAATTCCGGTGTACCGGTAAAACGCAACACTTTTCCGGTTCCACGGGCCGCACGCTCACGCAGTGAGCGGGGGATATACGTGCCGCCGCCGTTTTTCGGGACGCAGTAATACTCCTCCAGCGCATCTTCGCGGGTGGCGGTATTTCGCAGCAGGCCTTCTTTCCATTCCGCCTCGGCTTCCGGTGACCACACCATGCCGCGCACCTGACAGATACGCCGGTACAGCCCGTCATTGCAGGCGTCATCCAGCGTGATGGTGTGAATGCGGTAATCCCGTTTTCCTGCGCGGCTTTCCTGAATCAGCTGGTTAAACAGGTTGTCCACGCCGTCATGGGTGGAAATAAGGCGAATTTTGCCGCCCCATGTTTTCAGCGGCAGCACAGCCTTCAGCAGCTCGTCCAGTTTTTCATGGAACGCGGCCTCGTCGATGGTGACATTCCCCTGCATCCCGCGAATGTTGCTCGGGTTGCTGGACAGTGCCTTGACCTTAAAACCGCTGGCGAAGTACACGACGAACGTCAGAATGTCCTTGTCTTCGTCGGTGATCACTTCCTCGCAGATTTCTTCCGCTGCCGCATTAAACGCTTTCGCCCACATCGCCACGGCGTCGATAAATTCGCGGGCCATCTCCTTATTCGAACCGATATAAAAGTGATCGCGCCCGCCGTCTTCCTTCTTCAGTGATGCCGTCAGTGCCGCATCCGCAGCTTCCGCCCAGGTTAAACCGGTACGGCGGGATTTCTCGGCGATTTTCAGGTCGGCATCATCCGCCACCCAGCGTTTCTGATACGGCAGCAGAACATCATATTCACTGAACGTGTCCATTTGTGTCATGCGCTAATCCCCAGAATTTCACGTTTGATGGTGTCAGCCGCACCACCTGACAGACCGCCCGTTCTGACCAGTTCTTCGGTTTTCTCTGCCATCTCCTGCGCAAACGCATCACGGATCGCTTTCTCGCGTTTATGGCTGGTCATGGCTGCCGCTTCCAGACGCTGGGCAACCAGCGCCAGTTGCCCCAGCGCCTTTGGTGCTACAGGTTTGTCGTCTTCTGCCATCGACATGGACGTTTCAAAGGCCAGCGTTTTTACAAACTCCATCAGCAGCTTGCCGACGTCTGACGTCGGCGCGGAACCCAGCTTTGCCGCCCAGACTTCGGCCATTTCGCGGGAGGCGCGGATTTTGGCCCCGACTTTTTCCATGCGGATGGCATAGCGGTTTAAGCCCGTCCGGCTTAACTGCATCTCTTCCGGCAGGTTGTGTTCGTCAATCAGGGCGTTGATGGCTTCGCGGATTTCTTCCTGCGTGTGCCGCTTTTCCCGCAGCATCTGATGCAACTGCTCCCGGATGCTGTCCGGGAGTAAATCCACTTTGGAAAGACGGCCACGGGTGGGGCGTTGTTCATTTTCCATGTGTGCCCTCCTGTTGCTCACTACGCTGTAAACTTTCGTATGCAGATTTCAGCGCGCCACTCTGGATTTCCCGCCATGTCAGGTTGTGCGCCAGACGGCGGAGTTCATCACGGGACGCTTTACTTATCGGATTCTTTTTACGGTTCACGACGGCCCCCGTCTTCAGTTCCCGGTGTTTTCAGACCGGCGTATATTTCTTCGCGAACGGACCGGATATCCTTACCCAGCAGTTTCCACAGCCGCGCACATGCCGGTGATGAGCGCAGGGCACATTTCATGGGGGTATCCGGTGCATCCGGGTTCCAGGGCTTTCCGGTCTGTTGTTCATATGCACGGGCGATGGCGTTTTTCTCAATATCCGCGAGCACAAGACAGTACGCCAGCTGCCGCACGACGGCCCGTTCTCCGCGACTTAACGGCTTCAGTTTTCGGGCCATGCTCAGTCCCTCGCACGGGGTTTTTTAACGCCCGGAACGCTGGACAGGCCGTTTGCCACATCCTCGCCGCTGCCGGTGATTTCAGCCACGTAACAGCCGCCCACATCAGACAGACGAACCAGCCCCTGCTCGCGCAACCATGCAAGCTGGGTGCGTACCACATCACGGGATACCTTATGACCGTAAGCCTGAAGGCAGGTCTGCAACACGGATTCATTCGCGCTGTCGCCACAGTCCAGCAGGGAACGCAGCAACACCAGACGACGGTCTTCAGTGAGGATCTCTTTCATCGCCATTAATTTTTTTCCTTTAACTCGTTCTCTAATAACAAATCACTGATGCGGGATACCTGGCGGATGGATGGCCCCAGCTCTTTGATTTCTCCCCGCAGGTTGCTGATATCCAGTTGCAGGCGGTGGAACTCATCACGGTCGGGTAAATGGTGTACCTGGCTTTCCATAACCGACACGCGGGAACGGAGTGAATCAAACTCTTCACGTTTGACGTAGGTTTTCGCCAGAATCAACTGAAGCAGGTTTATTCCTGTCATCAGCAATGCCCACAGAATGGGCCAGTTGGCCCGGATCATTTCCCAGGACACGTTTTCCTCCTGCGTTCCCGCATCTGTTGACAGTCAATACAGGTCACCACATCCGGCAGCGCCGCAAGGCGCTGTACCGGAATAACGTTCCCGCAGTCATTGCAGAAGCCCCGGCTGTGGGACGCTTCTTTTGTCCGCGTCTGCCAGGCTTTAACGACGCTCTGACGCTCGTTCAGAACCACTTCACTGATGCGGTCGATTTCGTCGGTCATTTCGGCCCCGCAGATATTTTGTGACGGCTTGATTTGCTGTAACGGGCAAAGCCGTCAAGGGTTCGCACGCCGAGATAGCCCAGCGCAGGGGTAAGCAACATCAGCGTGATATCCCAGTCCGGTGACGGCATATGCAGCGTGATACCTCTGGCACCGGCAATGGCTCCGGCAATCTGGCCGCAGGAAAGCAACAGCACATAGGCCAGACTGCTGTAACAGGACAGGCGGGCCAGCAGCGGGCGCGTCTGGCGCACATAGCTGTCCGTGGCGTTGTCACCATTGCGGATGGTTTCCTGCTGTTCATGGTGTGTGGCCTGCTGGTCAGCCAGCACCAGCTTCTGCCGTTCCACCTCCAGCTGTTGCAGCTGAACTTTCAGGGTTTCCATCTGCATCAGTTGCTCCGGTGACAGCATCACCAGCTTTTGTTCCAGAATGCGTTGCTGTTCAGCCACCGGCAGGCTTTCCCGGACGCTTTCCACCATACCGGCCACCGAGTCAGCGGCGGCAGATGTACTGCCACCAAACCAGCGCCCGACGGAACGAATCAGCCCCGGCCCGGCTTTCAGCAGAACAGAGGCGATGCCTGAAAGGGTTAACGGATCCATGAATCCCCCTTATGAAAACGGCGCTGATGTTTATAAAGTGCCGCGCAAAAAATACCGCCCAGCCAGAACGCCAGCTGATAAGGCTCCTTCAGATAAAGAATGCCGAATGTCAGCATGAAAAAACCAACGGCCCAGACCACCCATGACCACACGACAATTCGAAGGGAAGCGGCCCGGAAACGCCTTTTGGGTTGCAGGCGATAAGGTACGTTGCCCAGCTGGAAACTGTGAATCAGACAGAGTGTCGCGCCGTATGCCAGCACCATGACCGCAAACGCCCGCCATCCGGCAAAACAGCTCGCCAGAAAAAGTACTGCCGACAGCCCCAGAAACGACCACTGGCACAACATAAAGCGGGAGTAAATAACGCGAACAAAAAGACTATTCATTCTGTGCATTGAGTTTTTCCTTGTACTTCTGGCACTGCCAGAAAATGTCCCGTGTATCCACGGAGTTCCAGCCACGCATGTAATAGCTGGCGTGTGTGCCGTCATGGCCGGTGTAGTCCACCGGCTTCGGGGGCGGGCCTCCGGCCATGCGGTGCAAAATCTCCTGACGCAGGCGGTCACGCCGCCCGGCTTTCAGTGAGGCATCCCAGCCTTTACCCATATCACCCCCGCGTGGCGGACATGATGCCCTGGGGGGTATCGATGATTTCCAGACAGGCGTCGGTCAGTTTTTCCATGCGGTTAAACCAGCCGTTCAGGTATTTACCCTGGGCGGGTTTTGACTTGATGATGTCGGCATAAAAGCGGGAACGACGGACAATGCAACGGGCCAGCAACCAGTCCGGGGTGGACAGGCTCACGGCCTTACGGGTACGCGGACCGATGATGCCGTCAGCATCCACATCAGCGGCTTCCTGCAAAATCCTGATGGCTTTTTTAACGCCATGCTGAACCGCCGCATCGAACACAAACATCGCCACGCCATCAGGCCACTGGTCACATCCGGCAGGCAGCCAGTAATCGCGCCAGTAAATCTGCGCAACCTGTTCGCGGGTCAAATCCCTGATGCGGGTATCCGGTTTGCCGTCACCGTTGACATCGGTTTTGCCGTCAATCACACCGTCGCGGCGGTCAGAAATGCCGTATTTAGTTTCGCCGCCACGGTCTGTGGGGTCATTGACATAGCCGCCTTCGATATCAGGACGCAGGATAAAATTCAGCGCATGTTCAAAGGTCGGGGAGAATTTTTGATTTTCCATAAAAGCACCTGTGAAGCAGATTTAAACGTGGTCTGCTTCATGGTGCCGGAGGCATAAAAAAAGCCGGATTTACCGGCTTCATTGAATATCAGGTTATTGGCTCAGTTAACTTTACGGGCAGAACATGTAGTCTTCATTACTGAACGTTCAATTTTTATCTTCCAGCCATTTACTGTTTTTTCGACAGGATCATCTTCAGCTTGCTTTAAATTTTCAACTTGCATGAAATTCAGTGGGGCTGGGGTATCATCGTCCCATGATGTCGGGCGAACATAATCAGGGACAACAAAAGGCTCAAAAACAGTTTCACATAAAGCAGACGTCATTTGAGCGAACTCGTCGCTATCGGGGCGAACCGGTCCTGTAACATACTGCATTTTTATGTTGATTTCGTTATCTCGCACAGACGCCTTTAAATCCTGATATACACCTAAGTTAAATCCTTTAAACTCAGCAATGGCAGCGTCACCTTTACCATACCAGTCGGTATAGTCAACGGATGTTTTTTTCTGAAAAACATCTTTGACTTTTTGCTGGAATGTATCCTCCGCTTGTACAGTAGTAACAGTTAGTAAAAGAATAAGGGGAAGATATTTCATTGTTCGTCCTTAAATAGTTGCATTTGATATTTTCCACGCTCCAGTCGGCGCATTCTTTTGATGGCCTGATATACCGTTTTGTATGTCACTTTGTAACGCTGCACCAGCTCCGCTACGTTTTTCCCATCAAAATCACGCCAGATGCGCATGTCTCTGATAAGATTTTCCAGTATTTTCCCTTTCGGAACATATACCTGAATCCCACCGATATGATTGCAAATCGCCACTACCAGCTCAAGGGAGTGGGCAGGGTTAACTCCAAGCCTTATCAGCTCCTGTCGCAACAGAGCATTCAGCTCAGCCAGTAAAGATGGAAATCCCGATTTTTCCTGAACATCATCAAAATATTCAAGGATACTGTCGTCCTGATAATCACCAAATAAATCCTGCTCTTTCATAGAACTATTCTCCCGCTGTTTCTGGCGCGGGCATACGCACTGGTCAGTGCATCATATCCGCGCAGTTCCCGCCCGGTTTCGCTCACAGGTAAAGGCATGCCATGTCGGGCAAAGGCTTCCCGGATGCAGCGCATATGCCACTGTTTGAGCGTTTCGAGCACAACCTGCAACGATTCCCCATGACACCAGGCCAGCGTGGAAACACCCTGACCACCATTACGTCTGGCCGTCAGGCGTTCAACGTATTTGTCCAGCGCGGCGTCGCTGATATCGGATACGAAACCATCAAGAAACATCTGCTGCCAGATTTTATAAATCTTCTCGCGCGGTGTGACATGCCCCTTAAAGCGACGGCGGGGATGTTTATTCTGCTTTTTAAAACCGCGCTCTTTCATGGCATCGAGCACTTGTTCCAGTTGTGCAACGGACAGCTCGCGGCAACTGGTTTTGCCCGTGCACTGCACCAGAAAGGCGCGGTAAGTGTCATCGTCGAGGTGCAACTCCCGGCGGGCAACATGAATTAATTTAATCAGGGATGTGCGACTCATTTTGCCCCATCTCCTTAATGCAGTGTTTTTCGACCCATGCCACACGAGCAGAATTCAGGTGGCATCTGTCATGTAGGCATTCATCATGGTAGTGCACGTTATCTACATTAAATGGCAGGGATTCATCCAGCCCACTCGCGACAAAATCCGCATGTAATTGTTCTAGCGCAGCCTCGCTGTCTGCTCCGATTGATTCAAAATAGTCATAAACATTGGCGCATAATCCGACTCCCCGAATAAACCCTTCCCCTTCCGTTTCTTGCGCTCCGTTTTTTAACCACTGGTTATAGGCGACATAAAAATCATAAAGATGTTTTCTGGTGCTGGCGGATGCGGATTTAATTTCATTTTTCTCTGCGTTATTCATTTCTTAATACCTCTTCGCAATAAAAGATTTCATTGGGATAATGTTTTTGTATGCGCTCCATCACCTGCATACATGCCTGCTCGGTGGGCCAGATTTTTTCCGTTACAGGGATGGCATCACAGGCATCATTCCCGCAGGTGCCAACCAGCAGGACAAAGCCAATTGACTTAATCATGTTCACTGACTTCCTGTGTTGCGGCCGGAGCTGGTGAATAATCAAGAATGAGATAGCGCATGACGTGGTCGGTGATATTCCAGCCACTGGAACCACAAATAAAGCGCCCCAGCCGGATATCGATATACGCCATCACAAAACGGGGCATTCCCTGTTTGCACATCTCGTCATCCACTTCAGCAACGATGTAAACCGACTCGCAGGTCAGTACGCCTGTCGCAAATTCTTTTGCCAGTGCCGGAATGGCATTGCCTTCCAGCCAGGGCAAAGAGCGGCGGAACGCGCACCATTGAGCATCATCAACATCGGGGTGTTCCGTTGTTGCGTTTCGTCTTACAGGAGGCGTCGGACGAGGGCGCGGAACGTCATAAAAGCCATTACATTCAGTCAGCAATCCGGCATCAACCGCATCGCGCAGGAAATACACCATTGAGGAAGGTGGCATCTTCATTTTTTCAGCCAGAACGCCACAGGTCAGACGGCCGTAAGCGCGTAATAATGTACTGACACCGTTCAGAATTTTTGCATCAATCACCGGTTATTCCTCCGTCAGCGCCACAAATTCAGAATGTTTAATGCGCTGGCATTCGGCGGGAACCGGTCCCTTAACCTCACCGCCAAGAAGGCGTACTTTAAACAAAATGCCGAATCCATCACGGCCGTGGTGCATTTCCCACACTGATTTGATGTCAAACAGGTCAACTTCGGCATCTACATTAAGTTCATTACACAGCCAGCCCGGAAAATCCGGGTGTTTTTTGAGCTGATTTTCACAGTCCCGGATGAGCTTCCCGTACTCACGGCCTGCCGGTATTGTCATATCCGGCATTGCGCCCCATAACTGAATATCACCAATGAAAAGTGTCTTTGATTTAGCCTCCCATCCTTCCGGTGGTAAACGGTTAAACCAGACACGCGTAACCCTCTCAGGCCCTTTGTCACCAGACAAAGACACAGCGGTTGCATTCACTGATTGCTGTAATAACGCAATAACCTCACCACGCTTAACAGAAACGTCTTTCAGCCAGCGAATCGTATAAGCGTTAGCGGCTGTGTCACTCAGTTTAAAATAAGCACATGCTGTCATTTTCATTCTCTCCGGTTCTGATTCAGGCGCGAGTAGTCCCCTGACGTATCGCGCCATAATTAAACGAATGTGAATTAATTAAATATTCGTGGTGGTATTAAATACCGGCTTCCTGTTCAAACGGAATAATAGAAAAATCTTCAATGCCCGATTTAACTGTAATTCCGGCAACACCTGCGACCGCTTTCGGTTCCAGTAAAATCGCTTCCTTGTTGATTTCCTGTTTCGTGCGAATAAAGCGTTGCAGGCCAAGACGCTCCAGCGTTTCCATCACCGCATCCACACCGCGAATGCTTACCGATGGTGGGCGCAGACGCCATGACACATCGCCGGTTACCAGGTTTGCCGTCTTCACCTTGCCGCCGTTCGTCAGTTCGTCACGGTTCGCTTCACACCATCCCTGAACGCCTTTTGAAAGGGTTTCGATACTGGTTTTAAGCGGCGCAATCTGCGAGGCGTATTTCTCCGTAATCTCGGCGATAGCGTCATTCATTTCCGTTTCAAGTCGTGCCGCTTCGCGTTGCAGGTCACCAATCCGGCGGATATCACATACCACGGCATCGCGGGATTGCGGAACATAAGCCGCTGCGGCACTCTTGATTCGTTTTGCTGGTTTAGCCATATAAATAAAGCTCCTGTTAATTAATATTCGCTGTATACAATGCTGGATACAGCACGATTGCTTAATTCCATCTTTTGGGCAATGGCATGAATAGCCAGCCCTTCTTTATAAAGTTCACGACACAAATATTTGTCGTGCTCACTGATTCGATATGCACACAACGATATTCCGTGCCTTCTGGCATGTGCCTGTAGGGCGGCTGGGGCAACGTTCAGTTTTTTCGCCATTTCCTCGACGGTCATTTTCCCGACACTGGCTTCGATAAATTCCCGGTCTTCGCGTGACCAGCGTTTACGCTTACACATCATTCCGGTCACCACTCAGTACAACATGGGGTCACGCAGTGATGCCGGAATATGCCGCAGCGATAACTGAACCGCTTTCAGGGCAAGGGAAGAATACGTCCCCTGCGTCCAGCCTTTCGCCATTTGCCGGTAATCGCGCCAGATGTTCTGCCACTGCTCCCGTGCGTCCGGGTCTGATGCGCTGATGTATTCGCGGTCCATGACGTATTCCCATAAATCCACATTGAAGGCATTGCCAAACGTAATGGCGCGGAATACCGCCTCCCCGCAATAACGCGCACAAATGCTGTAATGGTCGAATGCAATCAGGTAAGTCTTTTCGCCATATCCCTCAACTTCGCGCGCGCAAATAAACTCGCGTAAGTCTCCGCCATTGTTATTACGCATTTTGATTCGAATTAATGCCTGGATTTCGTTTCTGATTTTGGCGTTCATTGTCAGCGTTCCTTTCAGTGACGTGTTCCTTCAACTGTCGTTTCTGTGACACTGCCACCCGAAATGACGCCATCATTTTTCAGTATTTCAATGGCCTCATGGGCTGATTCGCGAACGATATCCCGGCTTTTTTCCAGAACCAGTAACGCTATCGCACCAGCAAGCGTGTACTCATCACCATCCAGTTCTGCGCTGTGGTCCACGTTAACATTGGTGCGTAAATGCTGCCCTTTAACTTCAGATGTCACATTTTTGATTTCGATAATGACTTTTGCCATTTTGTTATTCCTCACAAATAAATAATTCGTTATTAACGCCAGATAATCTGGCAACCATTAAGGCGGGCCGTCCATACGGAACGGGCAACCCCTGATTTATGCTCCATAATCCTGACAGCGTTTCTGACCAGCTCCGGTGGCGGGCAGGTAATTTCAAGCACCGGGCGGGCCACGCCCAGCCAGGATTCGTTGACGTGGCTGCCGCGCTCCTGTAACCAGCTCTTTACTTCCGTTGCCATTTTGATATTCCGTGACATCATGATTTATGCCCCTTACCACCAGTTCAGTAACTTCGGGTTGCTGTAAACCTCTTTAAAAGCCGCTTTAATGTAGCCTTTGGATAACGGAACACCTTTCCCGCTGGCTGCCAGCCATGCCTGATTCAACGTATGAGTTAATACACGTAATGCACCTGGTTTTTCCGCTATGCTCTGCATGAGTGATAATTCATCTTCACCCTCAATGCCCCAGGCTTTCGCAATTGCCACCACATCAGCCTTTTTGGCTTTACGCAGTTGTTTTGTTCTGGCGAAACGGCTGAACAAACGCGCAAGGTCATCCGTTCCCCGATGTGTGGCTTTGGCTAATTGGCTTGGGTTACCAATCAATACCATCCCGACGCCTGTTGCATCCTGAATGGCGCGCAACTGCTCCAGCCCGTCCATGCTCAGGTGGTCAGCTTCATCCACAATCACCAGACCGCGTGTGCCGTTCAGTTTTTTGCGAATGGCACGGGTCAGCGCGCCTTTACTCCTTTGCGGATTATCAATTCCCAGCGCGTCTGCCAGTTCCAGCAGGCACTCGGTCACTGTTGAGTGCGCAGGGGAAAGGGTCACCATCCAGGTATTAGATACACGGTTACTGTATTCACGGGCCGCAACGGTTTTACCAACACCCGGTACACCAACCAGAACGCTGATACAGCCCATAACACGCACGGTCTGAAACAGCTCGCGCAAATCACGGAGGGTTTGTGTTTCCACAAGTTGCGGTGCACCTGGTAATTCCTGGCTTTTCTGCCAGTCCTGATGCCACACCAGTAATTTGTCATGCATCCCTTCGGTATCGCCTTTGTAACGACCTTTGCGAAGTTCCGATAGCGTGGCCTCTGACACGCCCGCCTCTTTAGCAATAACACCCTGAGTTTTTACGCCGTCGGAAATCAGCGCATTAATCGTATTGAAAACATCATTAATATCGGTCATATTACTTCCTCGGTTATTTAAAATTAACTTTGCTTCCCTGTTTAACAGTCCGTTCCCGCGGACTGTTTTTTTATTCAGGCCAGCGGATCATCCTGTTCCTGTATGGCTGCAAGTTTCTGCAAACCCAGCCTGAAATCGCGTTCATAATCTTCGTCGTAATCCTCCTCATAATCCTGTTGCTGGATGGTTACCGTATTACCAACCGGGCGATAAACATTATCCAGCCAGGGTTCAGTCTGTTTGTGCTCCAGAATCTGAATGCCTTCATCCTCAGCATCACGAATTTTTTCCTCAGCGCGTTTGCGCATTCCTTTAATACGCTGCTGTTGTTTGTGATATTCAGCACTGACAGCAAAGGCTGCGCGTTTATTGCCGTTCCATATCGCCTCACAGATAAAGCTGCCGTCCTTGCGACGTACCGTAATTCGCTCGGCGTCATGAATGTCATAACTGATAAGCACTTTGCGACCGTGTTCGTCACGCAACTCCGGCGCGTAGTAAATATTGTTCAGCCACTGAATTTCGCAGCGTCTTACCGGTCGTTCCACCATCGGGCGGAACATGTCGCGCAGCTCAAGATCACTCAGCCACTCAATTTCGGTGTCTTCTTCTGCTAGGCGTTTTTTTCTGAACTCTGCCGGGCTGTAATGCCGCCCGTTCGGTTTCATCGGCAGCTCAGAATGTGGGCGGTTGTTGTACCATTCCACGCCTTCACGAATAGCCTCAATAAGCTCCGCCCACGATGGTAGCTCGCGCATTGCAGCTTTCTGTCGGTCGTTCAGAGGCTTGTCCTGTTGCATGGCGTTAAACGCTGAACGCAGATCACGGTTAAGTACACGCAACGATTCCCGGTCAGCACCCTTGCCAAAATAGGTGCGATACCTCCTGGCTATACGCATTGGCAGCGTCCGGTTCAGGCGTTCAATAATGCCGCGCCCCTGTGGATTACCGGCAATACCTGTTGGGTGTTTAATCCCCAGGCGGGGCAGAATACCCACGACCTCTTTGTCCAGCATGTCAGCCGTTTCACCAGAACCGTTATCCGAGTAATACAGAAACGGTTTTCCGTGGTTGCGAATGCCGTGCTGTATCGCACCGGCAACGGCGAACACGTTCTCGGCAAGGTCAAGACTCCAGCCAACAACAAACCGGGTTCCACCGTCGATCACAAATGTGACTTCCGGTGAGAATGGACGCCCGTGGATCGGATGTGCACATTTCAGCTTCATACCGTGACCGTCACCAATCCAGACATAATTCACCGGCATAGCTGCCCAGTCGCGACGGGTGAATCCTTCAAGCTGACGGTATTCACTGCCGGTAACACGGCCTTTTTGTTTCACCACTTCCGGCAATTTTTTCATGGCATAACGAACCACATCGTAAGAGGGCATCACCTCTATCATGTAGGGTTCGTCTGCATGGCGACGCTGCCATTCCGCGACAAAATCTTCGTAGGCTTCTGACATAGATCTGCCATTCGCCTGGCGATACTGCGCCAGAAATTCAGGCAGCCAGCTAATTTCTTCCGGTTTTATTTCGTCGCGTTTTCCCGGTGCCAGTAACAGCAGCCGTTCTGCGGCGTTCTGTGATTGGTTGTATTTCAGCACCCACTGATAAAGCGGGTCACGACTGATGGTGCGATTAGCTCCACGTTTTGCATTGGCGGTAGCTGTGGCCTGTTGCAGGCGTTCCGGTAGTTCACCTTTACGGGCTTTTTCGACAAGATAGTTAATGGCTTTCAGCCGCCCGAGATTACCGTCGCTTTCCAGCTTCAGTACTTCCACCACCAGCGCAGCCCTTGCTTCAGATACCCGACGCTGATTTTCGGTCAGCGTATTCAGGCGTTCTTCCATCAGTTGTGGCGAACCGCGATATGCTTCGATTGCCTGGACAGCATCAGGATTGCGTGTTTTTCTGACAACAGCTTTCACTTCAGAAACATCGTTCTCTTTAGCCACCAGTTGTTCCACATAGCGTTCACGCAGTGCCTTTTGTGTTATTTCCGGCAGACAATCAATGTGGTATTCAATGGCTTTTGTACCTGCGCGTTTACGTCGGAGATGTTCTGATGAAGCCAGTTTTTTTATGGCGTACCTCACACCCTGCGCGCTTCCCGGCATACCTGGTAGCCCTACGAGTTCGTTTACTGACACAAACATCTTTATGCTACCTTACGAACGTATCGGCTGGGCCAGATCTCCTCCGGAGCCACACCAATAGCATCAGCAATGATGCGTTCATACTTAGGGCATTTACGATACAAGGCGTTCTTTAACGAATCCCTGTTTAAACCTGCTTCAACAGATAGAGAACGTAAAGTAAAGCCTTTCACATGTACCGCCGCGACAACATGCGCGGGATGCCAATCCTGTTTAACAACTTCATTTATAGACATCAT